AAAAATTAACTTGAGCTCGAACGGAAATCGAGTCATATATTCATGGATGGGAAAAGGACAGTAAAATGGCAAGAACAAGGGCAACAAAAGCGTTCGATATGCATAATATGGTTCCCGGACCTGCGGCCTCGGCTGTAGTTCAGGTTATATACAAGACCGAAGAGGGTATTCTGATATGTTACGGTTTGTCGGCAATCTCAGTTCTCCAAGGAGAGGCCGCTAATACATACGCTCCCGGGTGTATTTTTATTAGGTCACTCGCGGCAGGTACTTCAGTTGCGTATATTAATGTTGGTGCATCAGATGCGGTGGCAAACTTCGAAGTTATAGCATCTTCGTAAGGGGGTGACATGGCGAATTTTATTTTAAAGTTCCCTGTTAGAGGAATAAATAAAAGTCGTTTACCGGACGAACAACCGGAAGCAACCTCTCCGGGTTTGAATAATATGCGGGCGTTTGATATAGCAGACGACCGTGTTCGGGGAGGTCAGCGTCCGGGAATGGCGAAGAGGTATTCCGAGGTAGTGTCACAGTATGTTGTTGGTGGTCCGATTGTTGCGATGTGTGAAGTCTCAGTAGTGGAGTTGTAAATATGGCTGAAAATTTATTCGAAAGTTATGAAAATAGTAACACGGATGTTACTGTACTTCCGGGGGCTCTTAAAAAAGCCCAATCTTTTACTCCGCAAATTACCCATACTCTCACAAAAGTTTCTTTGAAGCTGAAGCGAAATACGGACGGTTCCGATTACACCTATTCTGTTAAGATTCAAGCAATGACTATTGGTCCCGCCATTGGCCCTACTGGTGTGGACTTAACATCGGAAACAGTGGATTGGAGTTCAGTCCCCACTACCGCTGGTGGGACTTGGGTAGATGTTACTTTTACTACGCCAATAGTTCTTACTGCGGGGGTGGAGTATGCTATTATTCCTTTAGGGTCGGAATGGTACACGAACGATGATGGAGCTAATTGGGCTTCGGATGGGAATAATAAGGATTTTGCATTTAGGGAGTATGGTCTTTGGGATGTTTCAGGTGTTGTGCCCGATACTGATCGGACTTATATTAAGTCATTAGTAGCAGTCGGTAGCGACACCTTATTTTATGAAAGTTCTAGTGCCTTGACAGAACTGGTAGCAGTTCGTACAGAAGGACTTATCGATTGCTCTAATCTTCTTCAGATTTGTGAGGCGTATCAGAAAGTGTTTATTGCTAATGAGGGTATACTTCGAGTCGCAGATTTTGGGAACGTGAAAATTGTTGCAGCCAATATAGTCAGCGGGGGAGTTTATCCACGCAAAGGGGCTCTTTTGACTAGCGGCACATCTTCAATGGTTGTTGATTATATTACCTCGACTACCGGAGGGAGCACTATATATGGACAAAATATAACAGGAATTGCTTTCTCGGCTTCGGACGCAGTGACGGGCACGAACTTAGATGGCACCTCCGTAGGTTTTACGATGACCGGTGTTAATGAAGTCGCCGGGCCACATTGGTATACTTGGGCAGTGTACGGGGCATTGGCAGCTACTTACGGAACGATGCCGGGGTTTGCATCTTTGATATGTAACTACCGGGGCCGTATTGTAATATCAGGAAATAAACAATACCCGTTTCAATGGTATATGGCGAGACAAAGCCACCCATTTGATTTTAACTATACTTCTAATGACGCACAAACCGCTGTAGCTGGAAGTAACGCAGATGCAGGAGAACTTGGAGATATAATTACTGCACTCATACCTTATAAAGATGATTACCTTGTGTTCGGTTGTGGCGGTCAAATCTGGTATATGGCCGGTGATCCCGCGGCGGGAGGTTCATTGAATGAACTGGATCTTACGACGGGTATCTATGGCCCACAATCATGGTGTTTCGATAACGCGGGGAATTTATATTTCTGGGGTACAAACGGAGTCTACCGAACGACGATCCCCGGAGTACCGGAAAATATATCCCGGGTATACCTCCCGAATTTAGTTAAGGATGAGGCCATTGATTCCTCGACCCATCGTATTACTATGGCATACGACTCTCGACGGGGTGGGATATTAATCGCCATTACAAAATTCTCGGATAACACGCACTCTAACTATTTCTTCGATCTGGCTACTAATGGATTTTTTCCGGAATCTTCCGCTACTACAGATTGTGCAATTTACTCGCAATTATTCTATAAAGGTGATGCCCCGGATTATCGACGTTTGCTCTTCGGATGTGCAGACGGATATGTTCGATACCATGACGAGGACACTAAATCAGATGTGGACGCAGATGATGTCGCAACGGCGATTGATGCCTATTGTACATGGGGACCATTAAAACTTGCACAAGATGAGGATTTCTATGGAGTCCTCTCGGCTCTTGAAATAATTACTGCCGGTGGAGCATCCGGTGGGAGTCAGTCAGATTCAAATAATGTAAGCTATAATATATTTGTTGCCGATACTGCTGAAGAAATTTTAGAGAAGTTATCGGCAAATACGGATTATCGTGTGACTGGTACAGTTACCGCTCCCGGTCGTCCAAAAGGATCTAGGATACGAAAACGATTTAGGGGTATGTATCTAGGATTGAGGTTATGGAACTCTACAGCGGCTGAAGCATGGAGCGTGAACAAAATAATTGGAACTATAAAGGCCGGGGGTAAATTCCGATGATGTTAGCGACATTACAAACAAAGTATTGTCCCGGCTGTGAAAAAGGTAATATTCGTTTCGTAACATGTAAAGAGAACAATAATAACAGGAGAAGATAATGGCAAATATAACTGGTGATATAGATCTTGGAAGTTGGCTGAATAAGATGTACAGCGATTACCAAGGCCAATCGGCAAAAAAAGATACAATGTTCGGACAAGGCATTAACGCCCTACAGAGTTACGCTGATATATTTAAACCCGGTGGAGAGTATGGGGCCGGGATAGAGGCGATGATAGCTCGTGGAGAAAAGAAATCTGTCGCTAGTGGTATGCAGAATCTTGTTAGTGCCGGTCTCTCGAATACTACTATGCCGATGCACCTACAACAGACCTATGAAGAAGAAGTTGGTATGCCAACACGATTAGCCTCCCGAGATAGGGGCATGGAAATGTATGGCTCCGCACTTGGTAATCTAGGTCAGGCATATACCAGTTATGATCCAGTTAGTCCATCGGGTTATGGTATCTCTAGTATGGCTACCGGTGGATTTGGGACGATGATGCAGGGGCGGATAGCTGATATACAGACACAACAGCAGATGCGGGAGAGCCGAGCAAGAAATCAAGCGATGCTACCATCACAACAAATGTTTGGTGGCGGTGCTGGTAGTAGCGGTGGCGGTGGTGGTGGTAGCGGTGGTGGCGGTGGGGGTACTTCCTCCGGATCTATTCAACATACTGGTGGAGGGTTTTCGAATCCTTACGGCGGTGGTGGGGGTGGTTATGGTGGTAGTTCCGAACCAGCCGAAATGTGGGGACTCTACGGTGCCGAGCATTTGCAAGGCGGTCTTGGGACTTATGGCGGGGGCGACCCCCAGTATGCGTCAATACCCGGCTATACTGATCAAGTAGCGAAGTTACAAGCACGACTCGCCGCGGGTGGGGCTCGGGCTGGAGAGAGTGCTCAACAGACTTTTGATACCGAAATGAGACAGCTTAATGAGGCAATGGCCCGACAGGTGGGCTAAATAATAAGGGTATAACATGGGACGCGGAAGAGTGGCTCCTCCGGTTAAAGATGGCGACTGGGTGTCGGTACGCCAAGCGATAAATCGTCTAAGTGCATTAATCCTTGGCTCTGAGGCTACGCCTACATTTACCGGACTTACTCTATCTGGGCTAACTGCTAATAGATTGGTAGCCACTGGTATTGGGGGTTTACTTACTGCGTCTGGTATTGTAATTGATGCGAGTGATAACCTCAGTGGTATTGGTACGATTGGGTGTGGGGCAATTACATCTTCCGGTGTGTTGACAATAAAATCAGACCTTGTAATTGACACGGGTTCGATTACATCAGTATCAGGTGCTATAAGTTTTGGTAATGAAAATCTGTCCACTACCGGCACACTCGGCAGTGGTAAACTTACTATAACTTCCGCAACAAACCCGCAATTTACAATAAACAATGCAGATGGCTCACCCGATGAGTTTACGATTGGTATGGTTGCATCGGGTGTTACTAGTATAACCTCACCATCAAGGCTCGATTTATTTTCTGTATCAGGCCAGCAAATCCGGCTTAATGCCCCTAATTCATTTGTTAATATTGTCGATGATACTGTAAATCCTACAAGCCTTCTCTTTCAAACCGATAACCTTAGTAATATAGGTTTTAATCAAATTCAGAACAGACCTAAGAATATCTGGGCAGGAACTAACATAACAGCAGGGGTCAACATAACAGCAGGCGGTAGGTTTCTTGGCGGTCATGGAACTCCTGCTAACCCTACTTATGGTTTTTCAGGTGGAAGCAGCGAAGATGGAATGGGAATGTATTACATTACCGATAGTATTCTTGGTTTCGCAGTAGACGATGTATTGGAAGTTAGTATGTCATCTACTACCGTACTCTTAGCCGATGACATAGATTTAATTCTCGGCGGGACTGGCAGGGTGGCGATACGAACG